CTTTCTCAAACTGTCGGTAAACATGACCGTTCGATACGTCGTATTTATCCATAATGGCGGTTTTCTTCGGCCGCTCCGTGAACAGGTTGGATAAAATCGCATCACACAGCAGCAGATTCACGCCGTTGTTTTGCTCTTCAATATACGCCGTCAGGTCGATAATTCCGCTCAAATCTTGGCTGTATTTGCACTCTACCGCCGCCAACTCATAGCGGTCCAGTACGCGCTCAATTCGGCTGATTATCATCGCGGCGTTTGCGTGTGTCTCGGATTGCGTCAATTCACCACCGCCCCCCGTTACCCCCTTGCTTTCGCACCAAGCACAAACAGAAGCCGTGTTGTTCATAGGCTCCATTCTCACGCCCCTGATTTTATACACATCGAGTAAGACCTGTTCCACGTTTTTATACATCAAAACTCCCAAATTATGCCAAATTCCCCAGCCGCCCACGATTGCAGGCGATTTTGATAGTCCGTCATCTCAGCCGTATTAAGCGTCGTCGTGCTTATCGGCGTTTTGACTTCCGTCCCATCGGGCATGGCTTTAATATCAAAACCAAGCAACACGCCCTTGCAGTATTCATGCCATGTTTCCGCACTGTACCGCCTGCCGTTAACCCACGCCTTATCTGCTAATTCCCCGTAGATTTTCCACAAGCGGCGGTTTTGCTCGATACTGCGTTTGGATTTGTGCGGGCGTATCGTGATGTCGAGATTACCGCTTTCAAACCACCCGTTCAGGTTGTCCCAAATCGACCGCATGACGCCCCGTGCGTTTTGCGGTGTCAGCGTGAATTTCGCTTCGTTCATTTCAGAAATTAATCCTAAAACTTCTGGCCCACAAAATAAGAAAAACCAATACACCGATGGCTACCCCAAGAAGTACCAAAAATATTGCTAAAATCCAACTCATTTCAAACGTCCTTTCACGCTAATAATCTCCAAATCCACAAGGCGGCTCATCGTGCGGAACTGTGACCGCCGCATATAAAACTCTTTATCTTCCTTACTCAATTTGATATGCGACCGGCCGTCTATCACATCATGACAAGCACTACACCCAAAGCCTGCCGATAAATCGTTACTCTTCAGCCCCATGCCATGCGTCTCACTTGGGAAATGGCACAAAACCACTGTTTCAGGGTTGTAATTGCACACCCCTGCGATATTGAGTGTGCAATCTTCCCCTTTGGCCGCTTTTCTGATCGCGCTCACTTACGCTTCCTCGCTAACTTCAGCAATCCCAACATCAAGCCCGCCGTTTTCTCTTGGCTCGCTCGCATATGTTGATAAAATAAATTTGACTTGGTTGTCGTTGTGATAGACAACCCCTTGCAAGGCATCGACAGCGACTTTTAGGCAGTTATCAAGGTCGAGTATTACCTTGCTTGCCGTGCCGTCCTTATTCATCTTCGGCACTAGGCTGACAAACAGGATTACATCTTTTTCAGACGGCCTGAAACCCGCCTTTTCTGCCGCATGAGAAACGCAAAGCTTGTACGCTTTCGCTTCCTTGCTTAACACTTGCCGGTTCCGAAAGGTTTTCCAGTACCGGTTAGTGCTTATCGGGTATGGCAGGGAAAGAACCTTCGCCCTTTCCGCCGCCTCTAATATTTGCTCAATCGGGATTAATACTGACAATGCCAACCCCAATCATCGTCATCGTCATGGTCGCGTACTTTCTTTGCCATATACTCGACAAACCCGATCACCAACGCCGTAACTAACACACAAATCAAAAATACCGAGAATTTCATAAATAGCTCCATTTCATGCCGAATTGTTTGTAAATCTTTTGGGCTTCCCCTGCTTTCCAATACTGGTTACTCAACAATGGGAACGCTTCGTTTGAAAGATTGACAGTATCTTCGACACTCAAGCCTTTAGGCATACACGTTAAATCCCATACGCTTGGCTTTGGCGGTTTTGGAACTGGCTTAACGCCGTGTTTTTCTCTGTAAGCCGCTCTTTTGCACTCCTTGCACTGTGAGGTGTAAACCCAGATTCCGGCGCTGTTTGGATATTTTTTATAAAAGCTGTCTATCGGCTTTTCTTGTTTACAACACTTGCAAACCCTAGATTTAGGAGCCTCTCGTTTTTCCATCCTGTACTTTTTTTGATATTCCTCCTTGCAGGATTTGCAAAGAGACAAGTATTTAAACTCCCCTGTTCCCTCATCTCTGCGTCTAGTCATCTCTGGCAACGGTTTCACTTTTCCGCATTTATTGCATTTTTTAGAATCCATCCCACCCCTCCTTTTTCAAATCACGTCCAAATTCATCAATCGGCGGCATATCTACCCAAAGAGTGATTCTGATCAGTGCCGCTATTGCACCAAGCCCAATTAAAAACAGTGTCATCATTTGCGTCCTCGCTTGAATTTGTTTCGTTTCAGCAGTTCCAATTCAGCTTTCAAACGTTGGTTTTCTGCTTTCAGTGTTGTATCTGCTTTGATTTTTGAGATTGCGATAATCTCTGATTTCACTCGTGCAAGCTCTGCGTTCTTCGCTTCGATTTCCGCTTGCAGTTCTTCGATTTTCTGCGTTTGAGCGGTCATTTTTGCCATCAAGCCATTGGAAGTGCGTTTTTCATCGTTCAGACGGCTGATTGTTTCGGACAGATTCGCGCTGACCATTTCCGCCGCCTTTTCCATTTCGGCTTTTTCTTTCAGGCCGTCTGAAATCCTCTGACTGTAATGATCAGCCATGCCTTTCAATCTTTTAGCAGCCCGAATAACTTCTTCGTGGTCTTTCTTGCTCACGCCGCCCAATTTCTCGATTAACCAGTTTTTCATTTTCGTTCCCCTTTTTAAAAATAACTGACAATGTCTTTAATCAAATCTGATGGAATAGACGACCTGACGATTCCCCTATTCCCTTTCCAGTCTTGAAACGCAAACTTCGCCTTGTTTGTTTTCTTCAGGTTCATTCCAACGTTGGAAGCAAAGCCGGTTCGCTTGAGCGGAAACTCATCACTGTATGCCGCGTAACAAGCGGTGTTCTTTACAAAATCCAGCCCCTCGCGCTTCAGCTTTTCAAATAGCATTGACGACTGCGGATTCTCGATAACAAACGGAATTTCTAAAGCCTTTACAAGCTCGCAAACAAACAATGCTGTCAAATCCCCGTTTACGCCGCCTTTTAAATACCTTGAATAGATTTCAGGAATTTCCGGCGCGTTTCTGTCGACAAGTCTCTTGATTGACGTGTATGGGTGCCGCTTCCAGTCATCAAACGTCCTAAGTCTCAACGTCTCTTTGCATCGGTAGGCGTTGCCGTTATTGCCTGCTGTTGCGAAGCTCCAAGATTCACATGGGGGGCTTGCCATCAGTAAATCAAACGGTTTTTCCTTGTGCATATCGACAAGTTTTTTAATGTTCTTCATGTCCGACAAATCCATAACGATGTCGGCATTGCCAATTCCTACTGATACAACATCATGGTCTGGCAGTGCTTTTTTTACGCTACCGTTTCCATCGTCAAATAAAGCTAAAATTCTCATTTCGTCATTTCCTTTTGTCGCGCCATTCTTCAAATTTTTCGCGCCGTTTCTGTATCACGATTTCATCGGCTGGCTGGAAAGCACTTCCGCCGCTCCAGTAATCGCCCTTGTCGCACTGATAGCCTCCGTGATAGAAGCTCGCCCGTTGCTCAGGCGTTTGCGATTTCTCGCATCTTGCAAACCCTCTCATCGGCGTATTGGCCTCTGATTGGAAGTTTGCGTGTTTTCAGTAAAAGCAGGTTCACGCACGATAGCTGCCCCAATCAAACGGTATTAATTTCCCACCGCCATCACGCAGCCGGTCTCTGATACGGGCATCAACGTTTTCACGGAAATCTTTAGCCGATAAGTTAGTCAACACCAGCGTTGGCATAAGCCGCTCATATCGCCCATTAATGACCGAAAACAAAATCCGACCATCCGTTTCAGACAGGTTCCCCGCGCCAAATTCGTCCAACACCAGCAAGTCAGGCTTCACAAACACACCGACCGCCTCTTTTTCACTACCGCCGTTAAAGCTGTCTTTGACCGTCTGCAACATATCGCCTACCGTGATCACAATCGCGCTTTTCCCGTCGCCGATGATTTTGTGAGCAATACCGCAGGCCAAATGATTTTTCCCAGTACCACGCTTGCCTGAAAAAATCATGCTCCGCCCGGTCTGCAAAACATCCTCGAAGTTTTCCGCATATTCGGCGGCGGCAGCTTTTGCCCTTGCCATTCCGATCACGCTTTCATCGACCTTGAAATTTTCAATTCGGCAGTTTTTAAACCGTTCGGCAATGCCTGATCGGCCAATACGTTTTGACATTTCGTCGCGTTTTGCTTCACGGCGCAGCGTTTCCGCGTATGCCGCCATCTCGTCCGCCGCTTTCAGCTTTTGGCAAACAGGGCAGCCAGTCCACACGCCGTGGAAAATGCTTTTTGACGTGTATTTGCCATGATCGGCGCATTCCCGTTGCTCGGTTTTTGCGCCGCCATAGCTTTTATAAAAATCAGATGCGCTTCTCAAAGCCATATCCACCCCCTTAGAAATCTGTTGTCGGCTTGTCGCCGTACTTCCTGCCGTCCATCACATCGGCGGTTTGATTGTGTGTCAGACCACCACGGTTTCCAGACCTGCCGAAAGTTTTGTTTTTCAG